AAGATCAAGAGCTAGAAGGCTGGGTACAGGCTAAAATTACCAAAGCCGCTGACTACATTGCTTCTGTATACCACTATATGGAATACGAAATGAAGATTAGCGAGTACGGTAGTGCTATCGAAAACAGCGATATGTATTCAGAAAGCATCCGTCGTGCATTTGCACAGAAGCTAACAGAAGCTAAGGTACAGGCTAAGAAGGCCAAAGCCGACATGAAGAAGAAAGAACAAGACCTTGATGAAGCATTTGATGACAAGGCCAAAGTAGGCGATAAAAAGAAAACTGCCACTGGTGAATTAACTAAAACTGATACTGGTGTTGTTCACAGAAATACTAGCTATGCAGATGATGGTGAAGCTGAAGACAAATCCGGTAAAGGCAAGAAGAGCCATGCTAAGTCACAATCAGCTGCTGAGAAGAAATCACAAGCTCCAAAACTAAAACAAAGTCCAAAGAGTGCCAAGACATGGGGCATGAAGGATAGTGAGAAATTTGACAACAGAGATAAAGAAGTAAAAGAAGGAAGTATCCAAGGCGGTGTATGGACCGCCGATGCTCCTAAGAAAGGTGCACCTAATGTTCCAGTTCCAAGTCCAAACGAAGGACCGACATCAGGATCATTGAAGCCAGGACAGCCGGGCTATGCTGCACAAATGCTAAAAAATAAACAAGCCCCTAAAGTTTCATCGGATCCTTCTAAGCGTGGTGTAACATCGGGTAGTTCTAAACGCACTGCCGGAGCTGATACTATGGAAGGTAAAAAGCCAGACTTCTTGGACATGGACAAAGACGGTAACAAGAAAGAGCCAATGAAGAAAGCCGTTGCTGATAAAAAAGCAGGTCCACAAAAAGGCGTCAATCCTTTTGCCAAAGTAAAAGAAGCTACAGCAAAATGCAACCACACTGCTAAAGGTAAGTCATGTCCAGTACACGGTCTAAAAGAATGTGGTGGTATGTATGAAGAAACTCACCAAGAGAAAACTACAATGAAACATGTTAATGCTAGCGATGCTTCTCCAAAAGTAAAGGCAGCTATCGGCAAAGCAGCTAAAGACATTAAGCCAGGTGTTAAAGGATACAAAGATAGAGCCGATGCACTTACTGCCGCTGGTATTAAGAGGTAAATTATGGACATGAAGCGTATACTGCAAGCAATAGACTCAGCTTCTAATAAATCTGAGATTATTAGCGAAGGTCGAGGTCCGTTGAATCGTCCTACTACAGCTGAAGCAATAACAATGCAGCATTATACTACTCCCGTACAAAATATAATTGAAAACAATTCACCATCAGTGATTAGCAAGTATTTTAAAGCCGTTGAAGAAGAATTAAATGAAGCGGCAGAGCGCGGTAAAGATAGTAGTCGACAACTAGCCGAACGTGTATCTACAAGAATAAACGAACTAAGTACAGATACGCTTGCAAGCTATAAAAAGAAAGCAGGTGCCGATGCAAGCAAGGCTGATAAAGAAGGTAACTTTAAGAGAGGTGATAAACGTTTCGGTGGTATTGTTAAAGCAACTAAGAAACAATTTTCCAATGATGCTAAAGATGTAGCAGAAGTGTTTAGTAACGATAAAGAAACTGGTACAACTCACAAAGGTGGTGTTGTTACAAAAACAGCACATGGTATCAAACATACTAAAACTGATTACGATGACGGTCATGGCGAGAGAGGCCGTAAACCCAGTGATAAAGGGCCAGCGAGCCGCTATAAACAAACACCTATCCTTGACAAAGACGATGACGACCTGTCAGAGGGATTAGAAGAGCTATTTAATTTAAGAAACAAAGTAGAAGAAGCTATTAAGCAACGTCTAGATCCTAAGTGCTGGACAGGCAAGCATAAAGAAGGCACTAAGATCAAAGGCGGCGTTAGAGTCAACAACTGTGTGCCCAATGAAAGCATAGAAGAATCAAAAGAACGTTGTATGCAATGTGGAATGAAGGGGTGTACATGTACCCCAGGTAAATGCAAGTGTAAACCTGTTGCAAGTTGGATACCTGGCAAAGGTTTTAAGAAGGCTGTAGACGAAGCGGCCAATGCCGCGCAACAGGCTGCTATTGCCATTGCTAAGAAAAAAGAAGCTGGTGTGGCGGAAGGTCCGACAGATGATCCACGTTTTCAAAAGATGATGGGCAAAATACAGAAATCTACTCCTACACCAATGTCAGGATATGTAGCATTGAGTTTTGCCAATGAGGGAAGATCAAAGAAAATCAAAGGCGTTAAACATAATGGCAAACCAATGCCAGACGTTATTGACGACCCTGAGGAATTCCTTGGTGGTAACATAGAGTTTACGCCTGATCAAATTGAACAAAAACTAATGGCCATCGGTGAAAAATATGGATGGGACTCTATCGACCCTGGGCAAGGTCAAGGCTATACAGAAATGTTCTTTGATACCAGCAGAGAATATACATCAAAAAATCAAAGTCGTCTTGCAGCAAACATTGTTAGAACGGTTAATGAAATTAATAAATTTTTCAACAGCATAAACCGCAGTCTACAGTCTACAGGATTGCCAGGATACACAACAGATGTGTGGCAAGGTATGGGACCATCTGATGATATAAATCAAATTGAAGACCTAACTCAAATTATCAGTATTGCTAAGAAGCAAGGTATAGAGGAAGGTTCTACACAAAAAGATATGAATGGTCAAACTTGCGAAAAGTGTAAGAAAGACAAGTATCAAGAGCGTAGCCAACACGATGATATGGAAGGTAAAGTAACTTGTAGTTGTGGCAATAGAGTCAATCGTTGGAAGAATTACAAAGAGAAAGATGTAGCGGAAGGTCGAGAAGGTAAAGACCTTGACAAGATTAGAGACAAGTATAACAAGTATGACGAAGCTGCCAATCCTGCACAACAGGCCGCTATCGCTATTGCAAAGAAAAAAGCAGGTAAGAAATAATGGACGAACTTAAGAAAGCATTAAAAGTGGCATTTGCATCTGAATATGCATTTGCTATTAAAGCACAAAACTTTCACTGGAACGTAGAAGGACCATTGTTTCCGCAACTACACGCATTGTTTGAGACTATCTATACTGAAGTATATGGTGCTATTGATCCTTTTGCTGAAAACATTCGCAAATTAGGATCATATACTCCTGCTAGCTTTGAACGTTTTTCAATGCTAACACAAATTGAAGATGAATTAAATATGCTTGAAGATAGAGCTATGATTGCAGAGCTACTGCAAGATAGCGATAAAATGGTCAAATTATTAAAAATGGTTTACGAGCTTGCTGAACAAGCAGGCGAAAACGGGTTAAGTAACTTTTTAGCAGAACGTATGGATGCACACCGCAAACACAGCTGGATGTTAAGAGCAACTTCAAAAGGTTAACACAAACACACTACCTTAGGACCTTTGCGTTTTTAAGTGTGGGGAGGCTGCTGCCCACAGCGAGCGATTCGCTACCGTAAACTGTAAAGTGAGCATAAATATATAATAGAATATTTGGGGATCAAAATGGACTTAAAAGCATTAATGCAGAAGTTAGAAACAATTAACACTACACAACCCGTAATGGAGTCTGTAGAAACAAAACAAGTTATTACAGAATCAGTAAAGGCTCCTGTAGTCATTCGAGAAACTACTTTTAAGAGTTCAATTGCTCGCAGTCTAGCTGAAGAATTTGGCTATGACTTAGAAGAAGCAGGACCCAATGATCCAAATAACACAGCACAAGTTACTGCAAATGATAAAGCAACGCAGGCAGGTCGTGCGGCAAAAGATGCTGCATCAGGTCAAGTTGTAGGCAGTGGTACTACTCCGGCTGCTGGTGCAGCCACTAAGCCTGCGGCGGCACCGGGATCAGCGCCAGCGGCAGCAGGTGGTGTTCCTAATCCGTATCAAGGTGCAGACGCTGCCAAGTTTGCCTCTATGAGTCCTGCAGATCAAGAATGGTTAACAAGAGGTGGTGGCAAACCCGACATTAACGACGAGTTTATTCTTAGACGTGCTCCTAACGGTGGTAAGGCAGTAGCAGCACCTGCTCCAGCGCCTAATCGCACACTAGCACCTGCTCCTGCAGGTGGACCAGCTGTAGCACCAGGCGGTGTCCAAGCAATGGGCGATGATGATGGCAATACAATGATTACTAAACCGGATGGTACAGTACAGGTAGTAGGTCCAGATGGTAAACCATTGCCAAACGGTGGCAAGGTAGATCCGGCGGCTCCTGCTGACAAACCTAAACCGGCAGCTGATCCTGCAGGAGCAGCTACACGTGAAAAATTCAAAGCACTATTAGATAAGTTAGAAAAGACGGGTGGAGTTACTGGAGCTGCGGCTGCTCCTGCGGCTGCTAAACCAGTAGGTGGAGCAGCAACTAAGCCAACAGCAAAACCAGCAGCAACTATGCCGGCAGTTAATGCAATGGGCGATGCAACTGGAGTTCAAGAGACTGTACTACAAGACGATCAAACTTTACTAGCTATTAAGAATATCAGATATTAAAATGAAAGATCCAATTGTAGAATCACTTGCTAAAATTCGATCTTTAGAATCTAAAGAAATTCTAAACGAATTTGCAGTGCCGCCTGGAGCAGGCACTGCATTGAAAGCGGGTGGTAAATTTTTAGGTAAAGCATTACCTGGAGTTGGATTAGCATTGGCTGCACAAGATGCATACTCAAGACAAAAGGCCGGCGACACTACCGGTGCTGCTATCGCAGGATTAACTGGGGCAGCATCGAGTATTCCCGTAGTTGGCACTGCGGCAAGTATATTAGGAACAGGCGTACAGGCATTTCGTGATAAAATGCGTACAGGCAGTTGGATGCCCGACGAAGATGAAATTGCGGCAGGCGTAGCCAAGGATGGCACTGCACAACCTACTGCCCCAACAGCAGTTGCACAAGCTAAACCAGCACCAGCGGCGCCTATGAGTAAAGATCAAATTATAGCTTTTCAGAAAGCTAACGGATTAACACCTGACGGTGTGATGGGACCAAAAACACAAGTAGCATTAAATGCTCAAAAAACTAAAGGAACAGCTATGTCAGAAGCACAAAAAATTGCAGAGTTAAGAGATCGTCTTGCTCAATTTGAATCACAACCACAAATTACCAACGAAGGCTGGTGGGACAGCATAGGAAAATTTGCAAGCGGAGTTGGTAAGGGAATTGCTAATCCAGCTGCTACTAATTTAAAAAATGTTGCGGCAGGTACAACTGCATCTACTAAAGGAATCAAAACAGGAGCAGCAGTTGCTCGTAATCCTGGAAAGGTTGCGGCAGGTGCGGCGGCGGCAGGTGCGGCTGGCGCCGCCGCATTAGGTGGTGGTGGTGCTACTAAGCCTGTTACTCCACCTGTTAAGCCGCCTGTTAAGCCACCTGTTAAGCCAGCAGTAACTCCACCAGCTCCTGCTCAGACTCCAAATGCTGGTGCTGATCCGGCTGATGTAGCAGCATTAAATGGTATGGCTGCTGAATTAGAAAACAGTCAAGATCCAGCAGATATCGAATTGATGAAACGTTATAATGGCATTATTAATGCTATTAACAATCGTGGGGCAGATGACAAACGTACACAAGGCGAAATTGCCGCAAGTGCAGGCTTAACAGATGCAGGCGTTTAAAGAAATTTAAACCAAATAAAAAGCACCCTAGGGTGCTTTTTTTATCAATGCCAATTACCTTGATAACAATGGCGCATCTCGTGCCCAACATCATGCATTGTAGGATTCTTTCTAGTGTAGATAGTACAGGTCCTAGTAGCATTATTCCAAAAACTGCAAGCATCTACTGCATAATTAAATGCTCCAAAGCCACGACTTTTATATTCGTCTTTGCATACTTTCTGTACGTTGTCTACAGTTTTCCATGTTATAAGCATAGTCTCGCTGGAATTTTCTTTTGTACTAAAAGGAGTTGAAGGATCATCCCAATTGGCAGATTGAGCTGTTGCCATTTGGGACACTAAAATAAGTGGTAGGATTAGTTTCTTCATGTGTGTATTATAGCAAACATTGGCGATTTAGTCAACTGTATTTGGCTAAGTTTATTTTTGATGTTGTTGACTTACAACGATAACTAATGTATAATAACTTTTAACTAGGAGACATTATGTCAACACGTATGTATGGGCCCGAAGAAAAGGCCAAACTAGAACGACTTATCAACGAAGGCTCAACCGTTTTACGAGAAATTGAGGATCTGAAGGAAGGGCTCAAAGAAACGGTTAAGGCAGTAGCAGAAGAATTGGAAGTCAAACCAAGTATTATCAACAAAGCCATTGCTATTGCACATAAAGATAATTGGAAAGAGCATGAACAGGCTTGGAACGATATTGAAATGATTTTGGGTGTAACCAATAGGTTACCCGAGTAATGAATGAAATATTCAGCGGAACATTTAGCTGGATCAGAGAAGATTATGCAAGTAATCGAGTACGTTTTTGTCTTGAGGTCCTTGCTTGGGCTATTTCTATTGGTTGTGCTATTACTATGGCAACCACCGTACCAAATCCCCCATTACTTATTCTCTATCCAATATGGATTTGTGGATGTGCTATATATGCTTGGTGCGCTTATAGTAGGCGTTCCTTTGGTATGTTGGCTAATTACATCTTGCTGGTCAGTATCGACACAGTTGGACTAATTAGAATGATAATTAATTAATAATTTTACGAGAACTACACATGATAGAATTTACTAAAGATTATCTATACGCTTTTGATACCGACATAATTGATAATAAACAATTGTATGATCGATGTCTAATTATAGAAAATATTCTTAATACTAGATTTCCAAATACTGACCCAGGTTGGTATGGAAATGCTACTAGTGCAAATAATCAAAAATATAATTTGTTTTCTTTTCCAGATCCTCAGCTATCAAAACTATACGAGTTTTTGGTAAAAAGTATTACGCCATTATTGGATGACGAACCATATGTTTTAAAAAGCTGGATGAATGTATATCGAGCTGGGCAAAATGTACACTGGCACGGCCACTGGCCTTCTGAGTTTAGAGTTTGGCATGGATTTTATTGTGTGCATGTTGGCGAAAGTGCAACACACTATAGAATACCAAACATTGAAGATATTATTATAGTTCCTAGCAAAGAAGGAAGATTAGTAATAGGAAAAAGTGATGGAGATAAGCATAAGAGCACTCCGTGGACTGATACTAATAGTGTAAGGATAACCTTAGCATTTGATGTGATTCCGTTAAGCACACTTGGACAAAATCGGCCGTACGAAGAGGTGCTAATAAATCACTTTATGCCTTTTAAAGCATAACGCTAATATAAATATAATGTAGATGGCGGGCGGGCCATAATCCGCACATTGGTATTTGCAAGCCGTAAATTGCATAGGAGAAATTATTTTGTATGTAGATGCATTTTTTCAGCGCGACGCTGATATTGTAAAAATTGTAGAACGTAGTACAGAGGGGAAACGAGTATTTAAAGAGTTTCCAGTACGCTACACGTTTTATCACACAGACCCTCGAGGTAAATTCCAAAGTATATATGGAGAACCGTTGAGCAGGGTTGTCTGTAGAAATTCCAAAGACTTCCGTAAAGAACTATCTATTCATAACAATAAGAAATTGTATGAAGCAGATATTAATCCGATCTTCTCAACACTTAGTGAAAATTATTTAAACGCAGAATCTCCAAAGCTCAATGTAGCTTTCTGGGATATTGAGGTGGACTTCGATCCAGAACGTGGCTATGCAAGTCCTGAAGATGCATTCATGCCAATTACTGCCATTGCTGTTCACCTACAATGGATAGACACATTGGTTTGTTTAGCTATTCCTCCAAAGAAAATGAGTGTAGCTGAAGCAGAAGAACTAGTCAAGGATTTGCCTAATACACATATCTTCGATAATGAAGCTGACCTACTTGATACTTTCTTAAATTTGATACAGGATGCAGATGTGCTCAGTGGTTGGAACAGTGAAGGTTTTGATATGCCATATACTGTCAATCGCATTACCAAAGTACTAAGCAAAGACGACACCCGCAGACTATGCCTGTGGGACCAATATCCTAAAAAACGTGAATACGAAAAATATGGAAAGAAGGCTATAACTTATGACTTGGTTGGTCGTGTACATTTGGACAGTTTAGAATTGTATCGCAAGTACACCTATGAAGAACGACATACTTACCGACTGGATGCCATTGGAGAAATGGAAGTTGGCGAAACCAAGACACAGTACGAAGGCACACTAGATCAGTTATACAACAATGACTTCCGTAAGTTTGTTATCTATAACAGACAAGATACTGCTCTGCTAGATAAACTTGATAAGAAACTAAAGTTTTTAGACTTGTCTAATACACTGGCACATGAATGTACTGTGTTGCTACAAACCACAATGGGTGCTGTAGCAGTGACTGAGCAGGCCATTATTAACGAAGCTCACAAGCGAGGATTCCAAGTTCCTAATCGTCCAGTACGTGATGAAGAAGCAGATAACTCAGCCGCGGGTGCGTATGTTGCTTATCCTAAAGAAGGTATTCATGATTGGATTGGCTCACTGGACATTAACAGTCTGTATCCGTCAGCTATTCGTGCATTGAACATGGGTCCAGAAACTATTGTAGGACAACTGCGTCAAACTTTGACTCAAGAGTATATTGACAACCTAGTGGCCAAGGGCAAATCGTTTGCAAGTGCATGGGAAGGTATGTTTGGCAGCATTGAATACACTGCTGTTATGAATCAAGAAGTTGGTACAGAGATTACCATCGACTGGCAGGAAGGAACTGTTGACATACTCAGTGCTGCCGAAGTGTACAAGTTAATCTTTGACAGCAATCAACCATTTATACTCAGTGCTAATGGAACTATCTTTACCTATGAGAAAGAAGGTATTATTCCCGGCTTGCTCAAGCGTTGGTATGCTGAACGTAAAGAGATGCAGGCCAAACTTAAAGA